TATTTGCTATAATAGTTGCACGAGTTGCAACTCCTGTTCCAGATGTTGGAGCCCATTTAAATGTTGAACCATTTTTAATGGTTGCTACTAATATTTCTCCAAAGTTATCTAAAGACCATGAACCAGCATCCACTTGTGTATTAGATACTGATCTTGGAGTTCCCCAAAAATCTAATCCCCATGTTCCTGCCCCCCAACCATAACCAAATGTAGAAGAAATAGGGCCTACTGTAACGTAAGGGTTTGTTGTAATTGTTCCACCTGCTGTTACACCTGTTCCTGTTTCTGTAGCAGGCATAGTAATTCTAAATGTATTTGCAGTAGGTACTGTTTTAACTTCAAATGAATTAGTTGTAAAATTTGCTGATGTAAAACTTGTTGTAGGTGAACCTGGCGTTGTTACACTTGAAAAATTAACTAAATCACCAACCAATAAACCATGAGAATTTTTATTAATAGTTACAGTTGTAGAACTTGTAGTTGACGTATAGGTGCAACTTGTTAGTGCTGTTTTAAATGGTGTGATATCATAAAATACTTCCTCAAAAAGAACATATAAAACTTTATTTGTTCCAATAATTACGTAACGTCTACCAGTTAAATCAAAATAAGAATGTATATCTCTAGCTACACCTACTAATATAGATGAATTAATTTGTTCCCAACCACCTATCTTTTCAGGTGATCCATATTGAAAACGTACATTATCTCCATCAATCCAGCGTCCTTCTGCTTGAGATGCTGTGTCATTCTTATCAAAGCCTGGAGGTAAGGGTATCTTTTTTAATGGCATATTTACGCCTATTATAACATTAATTAACTATACCTAAAAGATTGAATTAACAATATTCAATCCAACCAGTTAAAATATATTTATCGTTAGATAAAGGTGGATTGCCTCTGTGTACATGAGTATATCCAGCAGGCCAAATTAATAATTTATCAGCTTCTGGTTTAATTCTTTTTATTTGATATAAAAACTCTGTTTCTCCGCCTTGCTCAATATTGTTTAAGTATAGCATAAAAGCCATTACTCTGTTTCGTGATGGTATATCTGCTTGTTCTACATGCCATTCATGAAAACCCTCTCCAACTTTAGTCTTTTGAATTTTTACATCTATAATGTTGTGTTTTCCTAATTTACTTAAAATACTGTATTTTTTTGAATATTCTAAATAACATTGTTGCCAAAAAATTTTATTAAATTCATGGGCTATGTAAGGGATAGGCATTTCATGATAAAAAGAAGAACCGTATAAATCTAAAGCCGTGTCTTGAACTTCATGGGCGTGTTTTGTGTTATGCAAATATTCGTCTCTTGTTTTTACTAAATTTTTATTTTGCATTTCATTAAAATAAGCAATATACTTATTACATAAATCTGTACTAAAATAATTATTAAATATTCCTATATGATCTGAAGTTATTTCAAAGGTTTTCATAGTATAACTTCCGTTAAATCTTTTTTAGATCCTAAGTTGTTTTTTGTAAAAGTATTAAAAGACAAACTTATTCTAGTTTCATCCACTTTATTTAAAGAAACCGAATGTCTTAAATTGGAAGGAAACAGAATTAAAGAACCCGTTGAAATATCGGGAAAATAAGTTTCACAATTATATTTATTCCATTCTGTATAGGATAATTTTAACATATCAAATTGTGTTTTAGAAAATTGTATTGGAGGATGTCCTTTATTTAAATTAAAATAAAAAACTCCTGATACAAAAGAATTTGGATGAATGTGTTCGTGATGTTTAGAGTTAATGGGATTTTTGTTTACCCAAGATTGAGTAATGCATATTTCTTGTTCTATCTTTAATAAATTTTTATAATTAACAATAGAATTTAAAATAAAAGAATTTATTTTATCTAAACTTTTATTTTTTAATATATACGTATCGCTAGATTTATAACTATTATTATCTCCATTTATTTCATAAATAATAGTATTTAAGTAATTTATTTCGTCCGTTAATGGCTCATCATAGTTAGTAATTATTAACGGGTATGGAAATATTTCTAATAGTTTATAGTTCATTTTTTTAATTTAATTAAAACATAACTTATAAATTCTTTATCTTTATTAGTATACTGTTCTATATTTTTATCAAGTATTTTTATAAAATAGTCTAATGCATTTTTATCTACATCTTTAAATCTTTTTAAAAAAGTTTCTTTGTTCTTAATATTAGCTAGTAATACTTCTTTAGTTATATTAATTTTTTCTTTTATCCAAAATCCGCTTCTGTTAAAAAAATCTTCTACTAAGTTATCATCTTTATAAGGAACATATACATCAGTTACTAATAAATAACCATTTATTTTCAAAACCCTATATGCTTCTTTATAAAAGTGATAAGTATATCTATAACAATGTAAAGTTTCTACACTCGTAATTATATCAAAAGTATTATCTTTAAAAGAAAGAGCCGTTGCATCTCCTACTAAATAATTAACATTTTTAAAATGTCTTTTAGCAAATTCTACGCTGTCTTTATGTAAATCTATGGCTGTTATATTATTTAAATTTAAATATTTATTATAAATGTAAGGACCGTGACCTAAGCCACATCCAATGTCTAATAAATTAAAATTTTTATTAAACTCTATTAACTTTAATAAATGAATATATAAATTACATTGAAAAGACCAACATTTATCTTCTTCATCATAGTTAAAAAAATCTTTATTATCTAAAGATAAATATCCGTGATTGTAAAAAGGTTTCCAATTATTATTTTTTATTATTTCAAAATAACTATTGTATTCTTTTAAATTATGTTCTTTAAAATAAAGATTTAATTCATCATTATTCATTTTATTTTAAAATCAGAAGGAAGCCCTACATTAGGTCTGGTATCATATATATTTTCTTGTGCTCCAGATGTATTTATATCATTATAATGAAGAAATACTTGACCACAATTTTCTCCTTCAAAATCATTTCTCCAATGCTCTAAAAGATTACCCCTATAAACTAGCATGTCTCCTGGTTTTAATTTAATTTCAATTCCAATTGTATTGTCGCTTACGTATTTATTATCAATTTCTTTTCCTTTTGTTTCATCTGGTTCTAAAAATATAGGCCAAGCATCTCCACCTAAATTTAAAGTTGTAGATATTTCACAACTAAATCTGTCCTTGTGACGATGTAGTATATCTCCTTTTTTATAAATCCTTGCATATGAATAATTTGGAATTAATTTTAATTCTGTATTTTTTTCCATTATTGGAAGAAGTTTTACTAACAAATTTTCCATTACTATGTCAGCATAATGAGAATATGTATCTGGAACCTGCGGATCATTCCAATGTCCTAAAAATTCTGTATAAGGAGAAATATATTTAGTTGCAAACAGAGTAGCGACTACTTTTCTTTTTAATAAAAAATACTCATAAATAAAATTAGCTATTTCTTCTGAAATAGCGTTTGGGATTACAATATATTTATTGGTTTTAAAATTCATTTTGAACTCTATTACATCTTTCTAACGGAGTTAAGTTAACTTCCAATATATCAATAAAAAATACAATAACAAGTCTTTCTTCTTCTTTTAAAAAAGAATTAGTTACTCCATGTAATTGTTTTGCATCGTAACAAACCATTGAGTTAAAATGATTTGCTATTTTTAATATTTCTTTTTTATCTTCGTATATAGTTGTTCCATTAGTTAAATCTCCAGTTTTATTTAAATAAATAACACCAGCTAGAACAGCGTCCGTATCCTTATGAATATCGTTTACTACTGTGTCTTTATTTATTTTATGAAAAGAAACGTGTGTATTATTCCAAACAACACTTTCTAAATTATAATCATAATATATAGCCAAAACTTTTTCTATTATAAATTTAAATAATTTATAATTTATTTCATGCAAGGGTTTTGACCTAGTTCCTTTCCAATTTTCGTTTTCTTTTGGTTTAAAATACTCTAAAGTTTTTGAAAAATTTAAAATTTTTTCGGGTTCTTCAAAAAAAGTTTTAATATAAGTTACTGGAAAATTCATTTAAGTGACATTAAAAGATAAACTTAATCTATCTTTTTCTGATAAATTTTGTTCAACAAAATGATTAATCCAAGCATAAAAAATAACTAATAATCCTTGCTTTGGATGTACGTGATAGTTGCTATTAAATAAATTATTTTTATTAATTTTATTATTACTATTCATTGTTACATGTTTATCTATATTCTCAAAAACAATATCTCCACAATTATTTGGAGTGTCTATATAATATGCAGCAGCTAATATGGCTCCTCCATGACAATGAGATTTGTTTAAATCATTTTTTTTATTAATGTTATACCAAAGCCCGTCTAAGGTTAAATCAAAATTATATTGAATAGTATTTTTTACTTTTTCTACGCATGGGGTAACTGTTTCTATAAAATTTTTTACAGCTTTAGTATCATATATGTGGTTACTTTGAAAACCTCCTACATTACTAATAGCTCTTCCATTATTATTTTCTTTTTGAAAGTATGCGTCTTCTCTTAAAGAATCATTTAATTCTTTGTTATAGATATCAAAACAGAATATTGGAGTTATAAAAGCATTTTTTATAATCATTTAAATGATTTACCTAAAGTCCACATCACTAAGGAATATCTAGTTCCCTTTGTAACTGGATGAACTCTATGCCAAAGATGAGATGGAAAAAGCAAAATAGATCCTTTTTCTTTTATTTCATTACAAATTATTTTATTCTCTATTCCAGGTTCTGTATTTCTACAATCAATTTCAAAATCCCCACCTTCATATTCAGAGGGATCAGTCAAAGACACAGTCATAGATATCTTTCTAATTTTTCCACCGTATTCACTTCCTTCTTTATAAGGATCTTCAAAAGCATCTGTATGCCAACCATAGTGTTGGTTTTCTTTATAAATTGTGAATTGTAAAGTTTCACTCCAATCCCAATCAAAATTCCATTTTGAATTTTGATTCGCTATATTTACATAATTATGTAATTCATTATAGATCCATTGTTCATTTAACCACACAATGTTTGAGTTTCTTTTTTTAAATAATTGAATTTTTAAATCGTCACTTTTTTCTACTTCATTAGGATTAAGGTATCCAGTAACACCTAAAGAATCTTTTTTTGATAAGGCTAATTTAATAATGTCATTACAAAATTTGTCCCTTAAAACTTTTTGAAAGTACCAATAACTATTTTTTAATATCATTTTTAATTAAATATTTAAATTGAAAATTTAACTGTTTTTTAAATAAATATAGCCTATGTTCTTGTATCATTTTAAAAGCATTTATGCAATCAAGATTAATGGTTTTTTTAAATCTATCTTCGATTGTATTTACATCGTATTCCATAGCATCTGTAGTAGATTTTAATAAAACTATTTTTACAAAAGCTTATTTAGAATTTAGAAAAAAATGGTTATCTAGTGATAAATCCTAATAAAATTAATTTATCCGATAGTGAGTTT